ATCAATCGGGTGCAATATGCCTTGCGCAATCGGCAATACGGCATGCAATGTAGTTTGCATGAAATCACCAAAATTATCCGCGCCGCTAGATTTCGCAGTCTTGATGTATTGCTTGCGAATATCCTTCGGTATCTGGCTCCGATCGTCTGGATTGAGCAAATTGGACACAGGCGCTCCAACAGCCGTATCAAGCCGCTGCTGAGGTGTCATTGCGTTTTCGTTATCATTCGCCGCCGCAGCCAAATTACTACGCGCTAAATTCTGCACGCCAGAGGTATCAGGCATTTTAGGCGCGGCAGATTGCGCCATAGGAGCATCGCCCCAATCATTCATCTTCGGCTGGGTAGCAACCGCAGCATCACCCCAATCGTTTGTGTCTGCCATAACTATTGCTTCGTATATTGTTGATCGTCTCTAATGTATATAGTGCCAGAAGGCAGCGCATCACGCTGTTCTTTTGTCGTAATAGTAACAGGTGCAGCTTGCGTAGCCTTCTCTGCCGCCGCGTTATAAATCTGCTGCATACGCGATGGGGGTGATGGCATCGGTGGCCCCTGCTTCTTTCCAATGCTAGAGGCAAATTCAGATGGAGACAATTTCTTGTCGACCATCGTCTCATTTTGCTGCCACGCTTTCATTGTTTGGTTATACCACTGAATCGCGCGCTGCTGACCCTTGCCATCAATGTTGCCATTTGCCATCGCAATTTGCTTCACCTGTGCCGAAAGAACACTCTTTATCGTCGGGTCAAGGTCAATAGCAGGCTTTGCATCCTGAAAATCTTTATAAGAAATGCTATAGCCTGGGTTTGTTGAGCCAAGCCCTTTTGAAAGATAATCAATCCGTGCTTGGCGGGTGAAGTCTTTTGATGTGTCAAGCGCATTTAGAATTGCGTCATAGCCGTTATCTGTATTGACCTCCGACTCCCGATGATTCGCCTTTGCTATCATGGTGTCTATTGTGCCGAAAAACTTACCCTGCTGCTGCATAGTTTTGTCCAGTATGGGCGCAACTCCAGGTATTAAGCGTAATTCTTCATATGTCGAAGGTAGCTTGCCTTTTGTGAGACTACCATTAATTGCCGATGTGATGATATTTTTATCCGAATCAAGCGCGTCATTTTCGGTCTTTATTTGCTGCTGAATGTGCGTCCTTGCTCTGCGCTCTTGTATTTGCGCGCCATAATAATCTTCTGGGTATTTTTCTAGGTATGCATCGGTAACATTTTTTACAAACGATTCTTCGTTTGCGCGCAAGTAATCAACCTTATTTGGATAAGTAATTTCGCCTTCCTGTTGCTGCAAGTTATTCAGCCGATTTGTCCACCCCTTAAAACTGGATGTGTATTGCGGATCGCCGGTAGCGTTAAGACGCTCATACTCTTTGCGACGCATATCAATCAATGCTAGTGGCGATGCGCCATTCTTCGCGGCACCAATAAGAGATTTAGCGAATGCACCTTCTCCCCCGCCATTCACGAGATGATCGGCAACAATGGCCTGAGTATTTGCAGGAAGCGATTTTATATCGTATTTATCAATAAAGTTTTTCTGATAAAAATTATCGGTATATTTTTCGCCAGCATCCTTGCCTTGCGTCTTATATATCTCCTGTAATTCCTTGACTTCGTTCGGAAAATATTTTGCATTTATGCCATTGATAACATCATAGCTATTACTGTCCTGCCCAACCTTACCAGTGTAACCCTCGCTCCTGCGAATTGTCGCAAGCGGGGAGCTATTTATTTGCTCGGTAGGCGAGGCGGGGACGTTCATGAGTGTATTACGCACCCATCCGTTTTCTAATTCGGTGTCTTGCGATGCGATGTTCCCGCTGATAATTTCATTCTTCATTTTCGGAGCAAGGAATTTATTAAGCTGCACTTTTGCTGCATCAGGCATGTCATCCCAATGTCTTTTTGACCAATCTGCCGCAGCCGCAGCGCCCTGATTATCAGCAACGGTTTGCGCAGCAGTAAAATATGCTGATGCTAACTTCCCATTCGTCACAGCCATATGCGCAGCTTCAGCAGCTTTGCCCTCTGGAGTATCGGGATAGGAATAATGCCCCGTCTCCACATCCTCGCCATTCGCTACCGCAGAATATCCGTGCAAATCAGCAAGGGCATTACCGCTATGAATAATAGGCGCAAGAACCTGCTCGCCAAACTGCTTATCATCAAGAACAATTCCAAGGTCGCCTGTTTTGGATACAGCCGTATCCATCAGCGCGCCTTGACTATTAATGTTTGCCGCCTTCACTTGTGTCGCAGCATACTCATTGTAGCGAGCCGAATCATTTGCTACGGTATTATTTGTATTTATTAAAAATTGATGCTGGGATTTCAGCGGAAGATTTGCAGACCATTTTTCTCTTGTCGCTGCTAAATCCGCTTCATATTGTGGACGCATCGCTTCGGCCTGCAAACCAGAATATTGAGAGTATTTTGCTTTGATGGCACCTGCGTCTTTTGTGAAACCAACTTCAGCATCATTTGCCGCTGTTTCCAGTATCATGCCGCCGAAACGATCTACTTGTTGTTGAGCCTCGTTTCCTAGTCGCTGTTCAGCACCCCCTATCTGCGCACCAAAATCATCAGCGTTTGCACGTACAGATAAAGGGCGCGCTCCGCTGCCCGATGTATCGGTTTTCTCAGGTACACTGCCCATTGGCCCGTAAAAATCAGCGGAATTTGGCATTATGCCCCCATGGGAGTGTTTCGCCAAGGAAGCGAGTTATCGTAAGGTCCGTAGTCGCCAGTAAGCCCTACAGGGTCGGTTTTGGTCAAATGCGCTCCATAATAATCCGCCGCTTTCCCTGCGCCACCCAGAACGGTTGTTGCTGCATTAAGATAGCCTGCTGTTTTTGCAGACTTCGCCTGCGACTTATCAAGTTTGGATTGAGCTGTATAATTAGTTGATTGAGTCTGGAATCCATATGCGTCACGCACAGCCTTCGAGCGGCTATTCAGCGCATTAAGCATACCGAGTTTTGCTTCTGATTGTCGCACATCAACAGCAGAGCCGCTATTAATATCAACACCGCTTGCGCCTTGATTGGCTTCGATGGCTGCGACCTTAGCACGGGTTTCAGCTTGCGCTGCCGCTACATTCTGATTGCCCTGCGCACCAGCGTAATTCGCATTTTGAGTAGCAACCTCTGCATTTTGAGCTGCGACCTTAGCGTTGTATCCGGCTGCGGCTGATGCTGCCTTACTTTGCTGGATGGCGCCAACCGCTCCCATGGCTGTGGACCCAACGGTAGCAACGATAGCTAGTGTAGCTGGATCCATTATGCCCTTCTTTCTGCCTTATATAAAACTGCATCACCTACGTTTATAGCATTTTTGCCTATCTTGAATTTCATCAACTCAAGCATGCGAATAGCTTTGGTATCATCCTGACTAACATAATCTTCTAAAATAGGGAACATTTGCTGAAACTTCTCCAATTCCCTTCTATAAGCGAAAGCCACTCTGAACGGATAATCATTAACTTCATCAGAAAGTATCAACCACGGCATCCCCACTTCCCCATACAATGTACCACTAATTCCAAAAATTGCACCTATTTTCCCATCTATAAACACAGATTTAGCAATAATAGATGCTTTCCATGACCGCCACAAAAGCCGATGAGGAGAAAACCCCATCTTATACGCCGTTTCTGCGGTTTGCTCGTGCATAACACTGACCATATCACGGATATGTGCTGCTGTTGTTTCTTCGATGGTGATTTGGGGTGATATCATCCCGGTAAGTCCCCTGGTGTAAAATTGACGACTGCGGCCAAAAGATTCATTGGCATCGGGTAAATTTGTTGAGCCGCCAGCTGCCCACGAACAGACCAATCTCCCGGCACAAGAATGTAGCTATCGCCGGTATATAAAGGTATTGCCGAACCTGCCGTAATAAGTGCATTTCTCTCCTTTATTTCCTTCATGTTGCTCCATGGCAAAGTTGCGCCATTCGGCTGCATTGAGGCATCCGGCTGATTCGTACCCACCTGAACGCCGCGACTTTGATCTAGCCGCATAGATGCGCTTTGAATATCCTTTCTTTTGCCTTGCATGGTCATTTGTGACTCTGGGTTGAGGTACATAGTCTGAAGCTGCGCCACAAACGGCAACCCAACAACAACCGCACTTGCACTATTCTGCAAGGTTATTGTCCCACCAGAGACTGTTTGTGGCACGATTACGCCACCATCGGCCAAGCCCGTAACCTCCATGCCTTCAAGGTGATTCAAGCCGTTGATTACGGCAGTTGGTGTCGATATTGACCAGTTTCCAGATATAGCCGGGGCGGGCAGATCATTCGGATCATCAGGAATTACATCGGTAATAGGGTCAACCATGTTTGCAACGCATGTGGTCCCTGCCTGACTAACAATATTTGCTTTTCCTCCACCCATGCGTATCACATCGCCAATGTTGCTGGATGTAAAAACGGATGATGATGCCGTAAACGTTACATTATTTGTTATAACTGCTTGAGCAACAGCACCTGTGCCGGCGCTATCTGTAATAATTATTGAAGTGCGCCCAGCCGTGTACCCAGTACCCTGAATAATAGGGGTGATAGCAGTGATAGAACCGGATGAAACTGTGACAGAAAATGTCGCACCAACGCCCTCGCCAGAAGCGTCGATTGCTGAGGCGACCGGAGCCACGTAGCCTGATCCACCAGATATGATACTAACAGAAGAAATATTATTTGTACCCTCCGCCGAAGCTGCTGTGAGCGTTGCGTTAGGATATGTCATGGGAAGCGATAGCCCTGCATCGACGCAAAAGCATTCTTCAATATTCGCCCAATCTCGATTGTCCATTCTCTCGGAGTAAAAAACCCATTTGCCCTCGCCAACGATGTATCGCTTAGTAATCACATAAATTGCGTCCACCGGCGGCTCAACAACGGAACACACGCCAACAAAAAACCCATTAGTATCATGCCTTGCCCACCCTTCAATTTCCTGCTCTTTCACATAGGTAAGTGACAGCATGCGCCCATCATTACGGATTGCCCATACCACTTTAAATGGTTCTTCGGCATAAGCCCACTGAGTAAGGGTATAGCCATTAAATAAGTGGTTTGAAAACACGGTAATATCCGTACCGACAAACACATTATTAATAAAGTTGTACGCAACGTCACGCACAATGCTATTTTTTGCTTGCACATAAAGCACATGCAGGTTCACATAAAGGGGCGGAACGATTGCAGAGCATCCAATTTGCGCTTGAGCTTGAGCATTCTGATCTGACGGCGTAATAGCGGCAGTGCTACCTCCGCTTACAAGCCATACGCCGTTTCCGGTTAGCGTGAGTAGCCCGCTTATCGTTGGAACAAGAAACTGTATCCCGTTAATCTGCAATCCCCATGGGGTGCCTATAATAGCGTCTGAGCTTGTGACGGGTATAGAGCTATCAAAATTAGTGTAAAGGCCAGGACGACTCATAAAATATGTATCAGGCTCATTAATAGTATCTGCATATACGAGCCGCTGCTGGTAGTATTGCACCGTTCCAGGATATGTGCCTGTTTGTGGCCCAACCGAAAGCGATGCTGTCGCTGTACTAGAAGAATTATTTACCCCACCGGAAAGTGTAGCGCCACTAATTGCACCGCCATATGTTCCCGCAGCCAATGTATATGAATTACCCGCTGTGCCAAATGATTTATATAGGATATTAAGAACTGTTCCCGTTGTTATTGAATAGGAGGCCCCCGTAAGGGATGCGTTCGTAGATGCGTTAAGATCGGCAGAAAGCTGATTTATCGTTGCAGCCAAATTAGCCCCTATTTTAGTTTGCGCCGATGAGCCTACTGTCGTTTTAAATGTCCATGTTACGCCATTCAAAATAATTGTACTGTTATCTGCTGGGTTCCCTACAAACGTATAGGTGCCGGTTGCTGCAACTCCGCCAGTCAAAATTGATATTGTATCTGAGTTGGAATACCCGCTTCCGCCATTGTATATTTCAAAGCCAACAAAATTACCGTTTTGCACTATGGGTAGACCGTTAAAACCGGACCCCGTTGATGTCGTTATAGTATATTTTGTAGTTGATTGAGTAAGCCCAGACCCAGGAGCAGTTGGTACAACATCAATAATGGCTCCGCGCGCGAATGGGTCATTACGAATAGGAGGGGTAATCGTAAAATCCGCAATAATGTTAGTATCTATAAATTGCTGACCAGTAGATGATCCGACCAGCCCATAAGATGCACCGACAAAACCTGGATTGACATATGGCGATACCGTAAACGCTGATGTTGCAGCATAAATATTATAACTGACGGCACCCGTTACATGGGAATACTGAATAGTATTTGATCCGGCATTGATAGAAATATTATTATTAAGAACATCCACAGCAGTTGATGCTACGCTTTCATTGCCACTCTCATCCACAGCCGTAACGACATAGCTATACCATGTGGTTGCTGTAGTCGAGTTAATAGCCGTAGCCGTAACTACGCTAGGGGGAGATATAGATGCGGTAAATGAAACCTGCGTGAATACCCAATTTGTAGCCCCGTTCCTTTTTAGCGTATAAGGTGGATATTCTGTATTTGTCGCTTGATTCCAGCAAACAAGATTCATCGTGTTCGCTGATTGAGTGAATTTTAAATAATCTAGGTCGGCCGCTGCGTATGGAGACACAACAGTATAAATCCTAGCCGCTGTGCCGCCAGATGTATATGTGCCATAATTGGTAGAATCAACCGTATGCCCGAACAAGTCGGTAAGATTAAATGTATTTGCCGTCACATTGGTAACTATCCATGTCAACCCATTTAGCTGAGTCATTCCTGCTACGCCGGATATATAGATCCAATCACCATTTGAGAATCCATGCGCCGCCGATGTAATGACTGCGGGGTTTGCCTTTGTGGCAGCAGTAATGCTTTTGCCTGCTTCCGTAACATAAGCTCCGCGATACTTTACGCGCATGTAAAGATTCCCAAATTCAAGTGCAAACCCTTGATTAATATTATATTGAAAATTTATGTCGCGTGGCTTAGTGTTTATATCGCCTGATGCCCCAGAATTAGGCGCCCCTTGCTTACACATTCCCACATATGCCAGCCCCGCGCGCGAGGACGACCCGCCAGTGTACCGCACAAAGCAATTGCGCATAGTTGATGCGCCATTTTTGTATTGAGGCTTATCTACGCGGCCCAATACACTTGGAGATAGTTCGCCTGATACAAGAGATGTTTGAATTGTAGGGAACATTTATGCCTTCCTCCCTATAGCGGCCACGCCATAGTGCCGTAAGCAGCATAGGGGCGGCTTGCCCCTAAATATGCATTGGCGCCTTGGCGAGCTAAAATCCAATCGGGAATATTATCCATAACAGTAATCCCCTCATTACCGTCCTCCGATTGTGCAGAAGCAATAGCTCGTTCTGCTATAGCAATTTGAGCGCTCATCAATTGCTTATCAAGAGATAGAGCCGGGACAAGATATGCGGCAAGAGATGCGACGAACGCTGCTGTAAACAGTGCATCCCATGATTGAGGATTTTGTTGATTAACCGTATAATTTGCTCCTGCATTTTGTTGGTCGGTCAAAACTACCTGTAATGGGTTTCCGTTAGAATCTGCTGTATAGCCTATTTGATATGGTATCCCTTTTATTCTTCCATTGCTTTGTGATATAGCTATATTGTTCACAGACATAAAGGGAATGCCTGCTCCGGAAGTAGATGTATCTAGCGGCACAATGTATTGTATAGAAAGACAGTCAGGCGGATATATATAAGCATACGCCCACGGTCGCTGAGGAACAGGCAACGATAAACCTGTAGGGTTTTCTGGGGTTCCTTGCGCTGCCTGTATAAGCGTGAGAGAGTCCTGTTTATTTAGACACCCCCATTGAGTTACACGTCCTAACTGCTCAAATACGAACGAAAATAAGGTGCTACATGCGTCCGAGGCCGTGGAGCCATCGCTGGGGTTAATACTTGAAATCTGCGCTCTTGCCCCTATGGATAAAAGAGCTAGATTACAAACGCTTACTTGGTTTTGGGAACTCAATGTAGCCCCCTATCTATTATACCGCAAATAACCATTCTTTTTTAAATCAGGCTCATCAGATTCTTCTTCAACATCCTCATGCGATTCATTTTCTAATCCCATAAAAATAATTTGAAGATTGACGTTTGCTTTTTCACCAGAAGCACTACTATTTTTATTGACTCCTGTTACCTTTGCCATAACATTCAAATGAATCAAATCATCAATACTGCAATCAGCATCAAGCCCTAATTTTGCCAATGATGTTTCGTCCAAACAAATTGATAGTCCATATGGGTAATCTTGCTCCTCTACACCGCAAGGCGTATAAGAAGATGCTCTTGCCTCTTTTTCTTCGGCGGTCAATGCCATATCAACAAGCTTATTAAACATTCAAATTACCTATGCAATACGGATAAATTCAGCTGAGCCGTTAATAAGAGCGACAGTATCGGATGCGTTTGATGTATTTTGAGCCATTTGAACGTCAACCGTGCCGCCAGTAGTCACAACCATCGTGCCTTCAATAATAGTGCGTATAACAACCGCTGCCTGAGTAAATAGATCGGCCTGAGTAGTCGTGGATGTAACGTTTTGTGTTGCAGCAGCAGCCGCAGTAAAGCCAACAGCAGAGGATTGGAGGGATGACAAAACTGCGGTAGTGTAGTTAAACGCATACTTGATACCAGCCGTGCCGCTTGCCACCGTAGAAGGTAAAACAAGCTTAAATACATAGGTGCCAGGGACGACTGTAAAAGAGAGGCCGGTAACGTTTGAATATGCAATCGAGGCATTTTTGGTTACAGCGGCAGTAGTTCGCTTCACGTCAATAATTGCAAGATTGGTTCCGGTCGTGGAGGCGATTGTGCCAGTTACAGCAGGAAGCGTCTGCGTATTAGACCCCGCAACCGCCGGCGCGACTACAGTTGCCGTACCGGATGTAGAGCCGGCCAAGATAAGTTGCGGCTGTGAAGCTGAGTTTGCTTCACCAGAATTAAAACCTACCATAGTTATGGTGCTGGCCGCAGTATATGTCAGCAAATATGTTGCTGTCGCGCCAGCGGGGATTGCAGTGATGCCGGATACTGTAACCCCTGTACCGCCGGTTAAGGTAGCTACAGCATTGGTGTTGTTCTGATAAGTATATTCCCATGAATCACCAATCCGTATATAGGTCTGAGCGGCAATAATCAAATCAGCAGTGGCGGTTGTATCGGTAAACGGTGTACCACTTTGCGATCCTGTGCGCGAGGTAATACCGCCTGCGATGCCTGCCGCAGTGATGGTCCCTGCGCCAACGGTGCTAAGGGTGGTGATAGCTGTGGTGATGTTACCAGATGTAGATAACGCGGCTATCTCGCCGGTTGTCGTCTGGAAAGTGGACGCAGCAGGAACTCCCGTAGGGTTCTGGCCGAGGACTTGGAGAGTTTCTAAACCTGTGAGTGCCATTTTATTGTTCCTTCTTATTTATTATTAACAGGTGTGCCGGAGCTATCACTATCGGATGTATCAGCGGCTTTTTTAGAATGCTTCTGAATACGCGCCATCATGTCGGCCTGATGCTTGTCATGCATCTTTTTCATTTCGTCATGCTGCTTAATCAATTCATCAAGACCAGCGCCATCAGGCTCATGATCGTCGCCCTTTACTTCCGCTTTCTTTTCAGCCTTTTTGACCTTCACATTGCCTTCTTCGTCATGGGCGAGGCTTGGCGTTTCGTCATACATCTTGTGCTTTGCCATATTTTTAGTCCTTTTTCCCATACATCGTATTGCGAATAGTTTTGTTAGAAGCGGATTTCTCGTTATGCGCCTTAGTCATATTCATAAGCGTTTCTGCCAAGCGAGCCTGCTTTCCGAGTTTACCGGAATCATGCTCATGCTCACGTGCATACGCAACTGTGGATTTTCCTGCTTTTTCAGCTTTCTCGCGGAATTGACCATGAGCGTTTTCAGTAGCTTTTTTAATCCACTTCTTCATGTTTTTCTCCTAGCGAATAGTATCGTCTGGACCATCTTTGCGAGCGCCCATAACCACATCTGGAGTTGGAATATCGCTGCTAACACCATCTTCCGTCCATGCCATGCGAGCAAGAGGAATATACTGTTTGCCATTTTGTTTAGCTGCCTTTGCACCAAGCGCATCTAGCTTATCTAAAAAAGCCTGCATGTTATCATATGCCAGCTTATTCAGCGGAATAAGGTCTTGGTTTGGTTCACCATCAAAATAAGTAGCCTGACCGGGATAAAGATACTTATCCTTGTCATTAAAGAAGCCCTTGCCACCAACCAGATATGCGGCGCGATCTTCTTTTAATTTTGGCATACGCTTTTCGCTTGGTGGATTCAAGCTGAGTGCGCCTAATTGTTGCATTACTTGAGCCATATTTCAATTCCTTACGCGACAAAGTTAGAAGGATAGTTCTGAATTTTCGTAGCGCTTGTTGGATTCAGAACGATATTGGCATTGACGTTACCAGCAGAGAATGTGCTAGTAGCAACAACATAATTCATGCGGTAGAAGCGCGGCATTGCCTCGCCAAATGTCGTTGGGGAGACGGGTGGAACCCTAAATTGAAAGTTTGCATTAGCGGTAAGTTGTGCAACAGTCAGAGCAGGAGACTCATAAATAGTCACATAAGTGCCAGGAGCATTGCTGCCGTTGTCAGGGGCGGCTTGGAACTGCAATTGCAGCGTAGCCCCACCAGCAGATACGAATGCAGTGCTTACATCCACATAAACAGATGGAACGGCTATTCCATCGCCTGCGCCAATATCAAATCCGATAAGGGCATTGCCGGATGAGGTAACACCACTAATCATATTGGATGCGTTACCAGAGCCAGCACCAGTTACGTCATAAATGTTGGTTGATGCAGCGGTTGATGTAATCGCCTGTGCAGCAGAGAGTTTTACGAGATCATCTAAAAACATAATTAAGCACTCCTTTTGTTAAATTCTTCTGGAAGTTTTGCGCCCTTGGACAAGTTGCATTTAGGATGCAAAAGTTTCAGATTGCTTTTATCGTTAGAGCCGCCTTTGGAAAGTGGTTTCCAATGATCGACGTGAAATGTTTTTTCATCGAGGAAAGGCAGTTCGCATAAAGCACAGCAACCTTTTTGCTCGAAGTAAAGAGCGCGAATGTCGGCAGAAGTGTGAGTGCCGGGGGCGTTTAATTTACGAGCGCGATATTCTCTGCCATAAACATAATACTCCTCGCGCTTCTCTTGAAATCTCTTTTTGTTATATTCAGAGCGACGCCCTTTGTTTTCTTCTGCCCAAATTTTGTGCTTTTCAGACATTTTTTCCTTATTCTTAGAAGCATACGCTTTTTGCTTATCTCTGTGCTTTTGGGCACCCTCGGGAGTTGACCGTTCTTTGCGTTTAATGGCTGCATCGCGCTCACGAATACGATCAATATTTTTCTCACGGAAGCGCTTTTGTGCAGCCTTATCTAGCAATTTGCGTTCTTCAACAGAAACCGCTTTCTTCCCCGGCTTGCCGGGAATGCGGCCTTCTTCCAAAGCTTTTGCAGCGCGAATAGCACTACGGCGAGCACTGTTTTTTGCAAACAGTTCTTTCCGCTGCTCAGGAGTCATCGCGGCAAGTTTTGCTTGCCGTTTCAATCTCCATTCTTCGCGCTGCTTTGCTTCAGTTTTCATGTCAACAATCTAATTTTTTAAAAATTACAAGTCAATGATATTTATCAAACAACTCGCGCCTCGTTAACCAAAAGCTGGTCCACGATACGTATAGGAATATCGCGGAAGCCAACCACAGGCTGACCGGCGTAGTCACGCAAGCTAATCAAAACGTTTTTATCTCTGATAGCTTGGATATCTAAGTATTCCTGGATCGTACGATTCACATACAAGCAAGGCATAACACCTGGTTTTGGATCAGTTGGATCATCAGTTTCATCGGCGTTAAACACGCGGCGCGAAGATGCAGGGATTTTGCCCATTGCTTTCGACAAGAGAACAAACAAATCAGGCGGGTTCGTACCAGCAAGACCAGCAGTTGTAGTGTCAATATTCGCAATACGCACGTTGTAGCGCCAGTCATTGACGCACAGACCAAATTTGATGCGGAAGAATGATGTGTAACCTTCAAATTGGTTGCCAGAAGCATCATAAAGCGCACGAATATCACCTTTATCTTCATACACGATGCCAGATGGAGTGCCTTTAGGGAAAATGCCGTAGCAAGTCGTGTCGCCCCAGTTCACATAGTAAATCGAGGAGTTCGAGCTGCCTGTACCACCAGCATCAATTACGTTTGTCGCATTGTATGCAGTCGCTGTGTTTACAGTATTGTACAGCGGGGCGAAACCAGTCATTTGACCAGGGTTTGTACCTTCGTTCGCGTAAATCAATGCGCCGGAGACTTGCTGGCTCATGCCTTCGATATGCGCCATGTCTTGCTGATAACGATACTTTTGAATGTTGCCCCACAATTCAGCAATAGAGCGATCTACGCCAGAGTAGGAAACAAGCTCAGTAATACCAAACTGCATTTGCGCATTCAATGCCTTGCTAAACGCAACGCCGATGTTTGCCGCGCGGAATGTGCCTTGTGGCAGTGAAACGCCTACAGTGATTTTATGGCCGAGAGGCATGTTGGCTTCTTGCCAAATCATGTCTTTGAGCATTTGGTTGCACTGGCTTAAGAGCTGTGCAATGTGAGCTGGAGATCCGTCGGGCGAGACAGATCTCGCCCAATCTACGATATTTGGCAACCCTGACGTGCTCATTTAATTATTCCTTCTCTTTTAGGTTGTGTTTAGATTTGTATTCCATTAGACCGAGAATAATATTTTCCTTGGTTTCTAATGTTCCGAGGGTAGTATTGCATGGCATGCAAAGCAACGCTCGCACTGCGCCAGTTTCATGATTATGATCCAGACATGCGCGATTGGGGCTGGCGCGACCATCTTTATTCTCATGATAAAAAACAATCTCCTTGCCACAAGCACGATTAGCACAACGACCAAATTGCGATGCAAACATTTCTTTGACATAAGAGTACGTCACGCCAAACCTCTTCATGAAATAGTTTTCATAATAAGATTCAGATGAGTTATATTTTTTCTTTTTCGCCAAGTAAGCCGCGCGAGACTCAGGGGTGTCAAAAGATTGCTTTCTCGCTACCTGATTACGCTCTTTTTGACATTGGCGGCAATTGGGGCGTATGCCGTCTTTATGGTTATGGCTTTTATTAAAATCCGATATTGGCTTTTCAAAAAGACATACGGAGCATGTTTTGTTTTCTGGCAAAACATAGTTTTTGGATTTTTCTATGCGCTTTGTTGCCCATGTTGCTTTACGCATTGCAGAAAAGCAATCCTCACATTTTTTAGCAACACTGTCATGATTGCGTCCCATATTTTGACGGAAAGCGCCAATAGGCTTGCTTTCGCCGCACGCTGCACAAACCTTATCTTCGACCAATTTTATAACGGCACTCATGAGTTGCCCCCATAAAATTGCTGGTACGCCTTAACTTTTTGTGGAGCAGGCTTCATGCCGGGAACAATGCGATTGTCCCCGCCATTGCCGTTATCCGATTCAGTTTCGTATTTATTGATTTTTTTCTGCATGTTAAAAAGAATGCGCGTTACGGCAGGATGATTGCCCACGCCAGTTTCCTTCATTATCTTGCGAAATTCCGAAATCTGTTCAGGGGTTCCACCATATTGACTTACTGCGTCACGAAGAGCGCTAACAGTTTCATTTAGCTTATCTCCGCCCATTTCTGGGTCTTTTTTAAACGACTCAAACCATTCTTTTTTTTGGTTCTCATGAAAACTTACATAATAATCATTCAAGCGCTCAATAGATGCTTGAACATTCTTTGTGCCAAGGTCAATAAGTTTTTGTCCGGCATCCTGATAACCTTTGTGATCCATTTTACCGGCTGCAACCTCAAGTTCACCAAGGAGCTTAGAGAATTCACTGATGGATTCTGGATCGGCAGAATAATTTTCAGGTAATTTAAATTCTTCATAAGTAGGTAGTTCAACTGGAGCATCAGCGGGTTTTTCACCCTCCGGCTTCGCTTCTGGCTTTTCTTCTGTTTTTTCTTCAGAAGGTTTATCATCTACTTTTTTATCTTCGCCACCAAGAATATTATCCGCATCATCGACAGCGGGCGTTTCTGTTGCAGGTGCCTCTACAGCAGGTTCAGGAGCAACGGCAGGGGTTTCGACCACTGGGGTTTCTACAACCGGAGTCTCTACTGCTGGAGTAGATACTACAGATGGGGCGTCCTGCAATGGGGTTTCTGTTTCCATGCCATAAATATTGGCACATAAGCATTTGATTTGCAAGTAAAAAAATAAAAAATTGACGCATCCTTTATACTATGTTATAAAATACCTATGCATACATATGGAGGGTAACATGCAAAAAAGCCTAATGACGATTGAAGTTTTTTTAGCAGAATATTCAATGTCAAGGAGCAAGTTTTATCAACATGTGAGAAATAAAAAAATACGAATTACAAAAGATGGCGCAAGAACATATGTCGCACGCGAAGATGCAAATGATTTTTTAAAAAAATTAAGAGAAGATAGTCCTATTTAGCATCTATATTTGTTTTGCGCGCAGCGGCTTCCTGCGTCATCAAATAAAAATTATCTGGGCTTGCCTGTATAATATCATTTAAAAGATTCTGCCCCACTGCCTGCATACCAATCAAAACATGCGCACCATAAGGATCACCAGGCACAATTGGCGCGGTGAATACGCCGCACATATCAAGTTTTGAATAAAGCCATTGCCGCCCCTCCATGCGCTCCATAATTGCCCGCACGATAAGATGCGATGATTCAGCCTCAATCGCCTTTATTTTTTTGTTTACATCGCCCTCAGTGACGCGCACTGATTCAACACCAAAAGCCTCAAGCTGCTTTTCATAAAACTTATCGGTCACTGAATAATTCCTGCACCTGTTTTCATATTTGCAGCCATTAAAGTTTCAAGCCGGGACATGCCGCGCATACCGGAAAGCTGCACGCCATTTACGCGCATACCATCAAGCATTTTCGCGGTATCTTCCCACTCGGGATCACTGTACTCTTTCGCCATTTCGCGCGCGCAGGAAGCCGCTTTTTTCGCGCCCTCGATAAATGCTTCGATGCTTTCCCGCTCACTCATTACGCCTTGATGGCGGGTTACACTTCCTTGAACCATATTATGCCCCTCTCATTTGTGGATTTTGCTTCTCAATAGCGTCTTTTACAAGATGCAGCATATCGCGCACAGCGACCCACTTCATGCCTTTGTCCGGCATTTGATGAATTAATTGTCCTGCCGCGTCAGTCATGGTATTTAACCCTTCCATGAATTCCGCCATAATTTGAATGCGCGAGCGTTTAGCCATTGAATCCCCCTTGTGGTTTATTGCCACCCATAGCAGCGGCAAGCTTCATCTGTTTTTCGCTTTCCATCATCATCACACAGCAAATTTTATCCTTGTCGATTGTGAGTGTGCAGCCAAAATCATCAGTGACCTTCAACACTTGAACTGGAAGCGATCCTTTTTGCGCATCATAAATTTGCTTATGTGCAATTTCTGCGGTTTCTACGCGCTCAAAGAATAATGCGGCGTTTGCTTTGTTATCTGTGGGCACAATTACAATCTGATGCATGCTATTTCCCCTCATATTCTAAAACTAAACAAGTGCCATCGAGAACGACCCTCATGACTTTGCTATTGTAAAATTGCTTTTTTGTAGCAACAAAATATTCACAAACGAACGCTGCGTATTCTGATGTTTTTTGCTCTAATTCAACGTCCAAAACGGATGCCATGCTCAATCCTTATTATAGAGTTTTTGATAATCCTTTTTCTTGGCTTTTGCTTTATCTGCGGCCTCAAATTCTTTCGCAACAGACTGCGGAATACCTGCTTTGTCAGCAAATTCCTTGCTGTGCGATGCCGCACGCATAAAAGCCGCTTGTTTTTTTGATTTACTTGGCATTTTGCCTACCCGCCTTATACGCTGAAATGGGCTTGCTTTTTACATCTTTTTTCGGTTTTTTAGCTTCTTTTTTTGGTTTATCTTGTGATTTAGCCATATACCCTCCTAAGTTTTATATAATATACTGCAAAATTCTAAAATGTCAAGTGACAAATGATTATTGCTGAGGAGAAAGCATAGCCTGAAGTGCGCTTTGCCCTTGGCCAATATCCGTCTCAGAAAGGGTGCCTGCTGCATTTGCTGCTTTATTCGCTATATCTGCTGCATGTCCAGCCATCATAGCTTGTTGTTGTTTTTGCTGCTCCTGAGCGCGTTGCTGTCTAATCTCCGCAACCGATTTCGGTCCCTTGAGAACCTTCTGTTTATTACCGAGCATTTGACTATATTCCGCAAGCACTTCATCCGCATCAACCAAATCAAGCGCTTCGGGTTTACCCATCTGCGCCAACGCTGATCCCATATGCACAAGTGCTTCAAGACCCGTAAGGTTCGCCGCTTTTTGTGCCAGCGCCAAGGTAGAAATAAAATCCAATTCAAGCGGAACACCCTGCAATGATTGTGGTGGAGGTGGGATGATTTTTTTGCGTTTTAATATACCAAAAATTCGACGAAGCTTGCTATTCAAGCCTTCAAGCTGGTTTTCAATTACCGGCCCTAGCACGCTCATGCGCTCAATAACCTTAGCATTTATTGAAGTAGCTGTTTCTCTGTCTTGAGATGTTTGCGAAATCATCATAAATAAATCATTGAACAGCCCGACCTTAATCCGCTGCTGTATCATTTCAATATCGCGCGAAACATAATCAAGATTGAACTGCTGCTCATAAATAGAGCGCATGCCTTTACCGGGAGAAAGATCGTTTAAATACGTCACATGCCCAGGAAGCTGTGATGATGGATAATTTTTTAGCTCGGCAGATGCTAATAATGGTGGGCGAATACCTTTTTCAATACCTTCGGCCTTGCGCGAAGTCTCTACCTGTAGCTGCATTACATCAGGTAAAATATCCATTCCTGGCGAGCGGCCATACGCGTCATTACTTTGCGTAGCCCATCGTGACGCTGTAAATGGGCATTCCATAAACCCGCGCATAGAAAGCGGCTGTTTTGTGCCGGCGCCATAAACCCAATAAACCTCACGCCATGGAAATGCACCTTTAATTTTACCTATTTCTTTGCCAGCAATAGGAAAATTAGGCTCAATTGAATGAGCAATAAGACGCTCAGTAGTGATGGCGCCACCCTTCTCTTTCCATAATTTTTGAATTTCCGGCGAGCAGTTATCTAGCCCAAAAAAATCAACAATCTGCGCTACAGTCATTACAAATACACGATATAGGCCATCAATACGCATCGTAGCACCTGATGCCAAATAATACTCGCCTACGCATGGTGTGTAACAGCGGATAATATCTTTTTCATCTTCATAAATGATATTTACTGAAGTTCCATATACCACAATATCTTCGCACTCTTGCGAAAATGCATTGTAAAAATTACTGCGCGCAAGAACGGTGTAAACAATATCTTCAACCGTATCGAGCCAAATACGCGCCTCATCATCAATTTCCACACCACGCATTGCTGGAATAATTTTAAACCATGGGCGCGACGGAGAACACAATCCGGACATCAATCCTCCGGAGCATATGCGTGCAGCAAATGTTGCAGTAGGATCAAGTATAGATTCGTTTATTTCGAGGCCGCGAGTCATGCTATTTGCACTTGGCAAACCACCAGCAGATTGTGTCAGCCATATAGACCTGCGCGGTAAAATAAAACGCGCAAGATCAGAGTAATTACTTATCCACCATGTATTGCGCCATGTGCGCAGCATCCCAAGGCGCCCCTCAAGATGCCCGCGAAGAACAGGCCAATCCTTTTCGCTTATTATTTTATTGAGGTCTTTTTTATCTGGTTCTACAGGCTGTTTTGATTGCGCAAGCGGGCCAGCCTCTTCATAAAAAGCGAATGATTTATCTTCTGTCATTTTGCAACATTCCACCCTGTCAGAAAATATACAACTATTAAAATGCGCGACACCCAGCTATAGTTTTTGGGAGTAAATAAATACTTTACCCTCCATAAATAATGGCGAATTGCAAGGTCTACTTGTTCTTGCGTAAATCCAGCATTAAAAGCATCTTTATCCGCCTCAAGTATAAAATTATCGCCAAGCCAAACCAGCCCTATTGAGGTGCAGTATTTTTTTGATGCCTCGTAATCATAATGCATGGCTATGGCCCTAGAAGATTGCTTTTTGCCGTACTTGGTGGAGCCGATAAATCCGGGTTTGCAGCCGATGCGCCAGCAGCAAATTGCGCTTTTTTCCGCTGATTAGCTGCAGTCATTGCTACAGCAGTATTAGCCATCGACGCAGGAGCCGCAGCCGGGGGGGCGGCAGGAAGATCGGGGACCGATGGAGATGATGGCGCTAAAAAACCCACTGTAACCTCCTTGGAAAAATCAATAATGCCTTATTATATCTAAAATAAAATATAAATCAATGCGTTATTCAAATTTCAAAAATGTGTGCATGGGTATGCTATAGTGTGTTATTAGCTACTGAACACCAAAATATTCCCCAACCTGCACCATCAGGTACGCAATAATAACTAGGTATCTCCAAATTAACGCAACTCCGCCAATGCCAATAAACGCGCCGCCAATGTAATTAATTATTGAGCGTGTCATAAATCCGCACTCCTTCTCATTGTTAATTCAGCATATCCGATTATATCTTCCATATGCATATCTTTCTCTGGTCCACCACATACAACCCTCGCCATCTTTACAGCGATCATCTCAAGCGATTCGCGCATTTCATTTGACAGCAGACACCAATTACTGCTTGTGCGCATTACCATTTTAATCGCTTGCGATATTCCAGAAACATCTGAGTACCGCCCATGCGTTTTACCGCGCTCCCGCAATAAACCATTAGTATCAATCACCCCTTTATCCCCCTGCATATTTCCCTTGACAACGGATTATATTCGACCTGATGCATGTTACGCGCGGCATTATCTTCCTCGATTGGATAGCCGTTTATCATGCCAGCAACCTTGCGCACACGAGAGGCCGAGCGGAGTTGCATAATTGCATAGCGAGTACATGCCATCAAGTCATCGTACTCCTTCTGCACCTTTCCCTCTTTCCTGTGATACAACCTAAATTCTTCAAACCACTCACTCAAATGCCGAAACACCCTAAACCTACCAGTCTCCATGCGCATCAGCATCTCTGTCAATCCCGCCTCTACCGAATTGCTCCCGTTTTCAAAAGTCGCATGCTCCGGTAGCATATTAAGCCCTAAATCTCTATATGACACACTCAATTGCTCACCCGAATTTTTATCATGAATATTCCCATCATGCGGCCATGCCCACGGAAGTTTCCCCCATGGTTTAAGCGCAGCGGCATGAATAATAGGCGTAGCCTCACTCCGTTTATAACAATTCGTTACATAAATAATATCATCCTGCGGATTATACAATAATTTTACTGCCGCAGTTGGATGCTCCCACCCGAAATCTATTCCCGCAATTTCTAACCAAAAAAAAGGCACCGATGCCATATCAAACGGATCACATGCAATGGCCTCCTCCGCAACAGGAAATATCCGCCCACTACCCAAAATAGGTTGCCCCATAATACGCGCATTACGCTCGTGCGCCGGATAACTATCAATAATCTTTTGCCTCTCCGCCGGAGCAATATGCAGCGCATCCTCAATAGTCATATTAATATCGCAGCGGTCCGGCGATTTATCATGCAGAAATTTTCTAACCACTTCGCTCATACCCTTGAGGGGCGTAAACGTCATATACAAAAACCCCTTCGTCGCGTTTGTCCGTGTCAATGCCTCCGTATAAATATCCAATGGCGGCTCTTCATCAAGCCACACAATATCAACCGTATCCGCCTGGAATTTCTCCCGCCCCTGCTCATAATATTTTAAGCGAATGCGCGTCTTGCCACCTGACGCATGCTTCACATAAATAGTATCAACCAAATCCGCTACACCCCTACTCGGTGTCGTCTCTACAATATCATCCAGCGGTATAAATCCTGTCCCTGGATTTCCCGAATCCCCTATCAATAATTTCTGAATCGAATCCCGAACAACCTCGCCCGTTACACCTGCACACCAAATCACAGGCGCTTTCTTCAGTCGCACACCTTCCCACCATGAGGGGTACTTGCCCGTAGCGTGAATTGCCGTGTTAGCGGCAGCGCACATGGTTTTTCCGCAATTATGATGTATAACCCCTTGTAATATATAATTATTATTGACAGGAACATGGCAGTCAATAATTGGTTGCCAGCCTATAGGAATGTATGCTATAATCTTCTCGCCAAAAACTAAAACAGGAGATTCTAATGGGTAAAACATCGAAATGCGCCGAGCATCATAATTTGATTCTGCAAATGAACGAGCAAGGCTATGAGCGTCAAGAAATTGCACAGCACCTTGGCCTACCAAAGACGACAATACAGAACTATCTCCAGTCTCGGAATATCCCCCCCGCTGCCGGAGGCGGGAAAAAACTTCTGCGTCAACTAGACACGATTCGCCAGATGATCGAAGTTCATGGGAAAAGTCAGCAAGAAGTTGCAGATTATTTTCATGTCCATGTTTCAGTGGTAGAAAGACTGATCGCATCCGTGGGCATGAAAACATCTCGTACAGGGCCTCGCGCTGCAAGCGGCCACAAACAAAGGTGGAATGGAGGTCGGATTCTTGAAAAAAATTGGTATATTGGCGTATTTGTTCCTCTGCATCCTCATGCGAAAACATCAGGCTATGTTTCGGAGCACCGGCTTGTGATGGAAGTGCATCTTGGTCGCTATCTTCTACCAACAGAGGTAGTTGACCATCGAGATAGCCATACGCAACACAACTGGCCTGATAATCTTCGAGTTTATGACTCAAATGCAGACCATTTGAGCGAGACATTAACTGGTCGATACGGCAATAGCCGTGTTCGGTTAATATTTGGTGACTGGTCGAGCAGTCGAACCAGCGACCCGATTCCAGAACTACACGAAACGCTGGCTCAATCCCCCGAAGGATTCCGCGAGAAATTTGAGCGGTACATCGAGATTCACCGTCCCACGAAGGAACATTCGCGCCTTCCTCGAAAAAAATATCTCCGCACAGGCGCTCACCAGAATCCGTTTCCATAATAGACCACGGCGAAAGACATTGATTGCCAGCACGCAACAGAGTTTCACGAAATTTACCAGCATTCCTGTGAAACATTTGCTGCTTCCTGTAAGGCCGATACAACTCCAGCTTTCGCTTTTCCGCTTCAAGCCGCAAGCGCGCATAATCTTCAGCTGTAAAATCAGTCATATTTACATTTACCACACGATTTTGTATTTCCCGATGTCAAATTACTAATTCTTACATTCACCACACTACCACACTCACACGCGCACGCCCACACATTTTCCCGCCCAGACTTGCCAATTAAGCGAAGCGCGATTAATTTGCCGAAGTGCATTCCAGTTAGGTTTTTTCCGTAGGCCATTAAAGAACGATAATTTCATTATAATAATACAGAATATCATGAAATTTTATGTAGGTCAAGTGACATATTTTACACGCGGATATTTTTTGTGGAGGTTTGGTAAGTGACATTATTTGTAGCCGCGTTGTAGCTGGGGGACTATAAAAGTCTCTTATCCACCATTGGGGGTATCCCCAGCCCCTGCCACCCCTCCTTCTGAGTTTCCGCTACGCTTACGCTCTATCGCTGGCATAAAATAAGATGGAATATGTTGCTCATGTTTTATAATGCGTTCGCTTTGCTCACAAACTATAAGAAGTGATTAAGTATTCATTCCGTTATCGTAACGAAACAATTATCTATTCATTATCACCTAATTTTTCTGGCATAGGTGGAATAACAAGCGCATCTTGCCCCGTTATTTTTGCCAATGATTGCTCAAGCTTTAATAATCTTTCTGTACTCATTTTTTGAATAGGGTCAATTTCAACTTTCATTGAAATAGATTGTGCTGCTTTTCCTTTTGTGCGATCAGTCCATTCTTTCAAAACATTTAACGATGAATTTGCGCTTTCAGATGTCAAGCCAGTATGCAGTAATTTCAAGCGCACAGCTTCGTATGCTTCATCATCTGACATAATGCCAACGCCCCAGATTGAGCCGGAAACTTTTTTAATTAGCGCGATCAATTGTGGTTTTGAAAATGTTTCTAATTTGTTGAGTGTTTCTTGTGTTATTGGTTCGCCCAGGCGATAGGAATTTGGAGTGCCAAGGCCGCGACCATTCGGACCAGCATTATTGCCAGGTGCAAATTTACCATTCGGCAAATGTGTAATAGGTAATTCCACATTATTTTCATGTGAATTTAATTCTACATTATTATTTTGTGGATTAGAATCCTTTAATTCCACAGAAATATTATGTAAATAGGGTTTTTTTACGCTTTCGGTGGATATATCAATCATAAGTTATGCCCAAAAACTTATATAAATGCGATTACAGCATGTTTCCATACCCCTAACTTACACCATATCAGGAATTTAATCAACCCCTCTATTTCATGCTTTATTATGAATATATACAGCACTGAATACAAAATACTATAACCTACTGATGTCCATAAACATTTTAAAAGTCCATTGAAGTCATAGCATAGCCTGGACGTAATTAAGCATTGATAAATAACAAAATAATGCTTTACGTCCTGAAGTCCCCGAAAAATTCTCAAATTTATGGGGCTAGAAAATGCAATATCTGTAATTGCAATATACAATATTGGTAAAATATAAAAACACACTCTTTTACCTATATTTGCTTGGACTTCAGGACTTGATTAATATTATATATATAAAACAACAGATAATAGAAATCTGACTACAGCTAACCTTCAAGGACTTGGATTGGACTTGGAAAGGATTTTGTCTGGACTTCATGCTTTTTTATATTTACATTGATATGGTTTTATAATATAAATATGCATTCACTATGCTTTTTTCTATAACAATACAATAAAAGGAATATATACATGAAGAAGCTACTTATATGCCTAGATGATAACGAATCACAAATAATAGATAAAGAAGCGAAAGCGCAAAAACGCTCTTTTAAAGCTCACGTTGAGTTTATTATTAGTGAATATATAAAAAATAAACCAAAAGCAAAGCATGAGGCAGCAAAAAAAGAAAGTTGGGCAATTGATTAATTATGCAAATAGATGATAATATACCTCTACCCGATACAATCAGGCGCAAAGGCCATAGTCGATATGGCTTTGAGCAAATAGGCATCGGGCAGAGCGTTTTTTACAAAGCCGACAATCTGGCAGTTGTAAATATACGCTCGGCGCTTACCGAGTGGAAGAAGAAAAACGGACGAAATTTTGTAACAAGGGAAAGGATTGAAAATGGCATACCTGGAGTCAGGGTCTGGCGATCTGATAAATAGCCCTTATTTTAATTGGCCTGAGTTGCATGTAGATAAAATAGCTGTTGGTGAAAGCAAATTTTATTCTTATGATATTTTCCCCGATCACAAGCGCGTTAAAAATGTGATTAGAGAATGGGGAAAATATAATAATGCAAAATTCCTGCTAAAAAGCGAGGGCAGGATTGGCTTGAGAGTATGGAGATTAAAATAAATATTGAAATCAATAGCTTGTAAAATAATTGCTGATTTTGTAAAATAATTCTTGCATCTATTATTAGAACCTGATATTCTATTTTTTAGTTACTTGATACGGCTTAACTTTAACATAAGGATTTTTTTATGACTCGCACCTACACGCTACACAATCACCAGGTAATCAAATGCACACAATCCCCACGGCACGAATACCGGCTTGCTACTCGCTTGCTCGATATAGCCGCCGGCACAATGTTTCTAATCATCGGCGCGTGCATATTGTGCACGCTGTATGTAATCGCATAGGGGGAAATATGAAAAAGTTAGATTTTTCACAGCTAGATCATTGGTTAGAACAATCACTTAGTGATTCTCTTGCATGGAATAAAAAAGAGCTACAAAAGCCGCAAGAAACAAAAACGGCTTATGAAGCAGGCTTTACTAATGGCTGGCAAGAAGCAATCAAAATGCTGAAGCTGCACGCAGGTTTAACAATCACCTATGGAGGCAAATAATATGCAGCACACCGACATATTAAAGTTACGTTTCGGCACCGGCCCAGTTGAGGGCGGTTTTATGGGTTTTGTTCAATGCCTTCTTAATAACAAGGTATTATGGAGCCAGCAAAGCGACATAGTGCGATTGACGCGCGAGGACGCAAAAGCCGATGCTATTACATTAAAAGAAGATACAGAACAATATAATTGCATGAGAAAGGTTTAATTTATGACATACGGCAACAAGCGAAACTATCCAAAAATCGACATATACGCCCACGGCATTTATCAATGCAGCACTACATGGGCAAAAACATGTAAGGAAGCTATCGCCCATTATAAATCACCCACCGGCGGAAATGCTAAGATCACCGCCAGATTCTCAAAAGACAAAGACTAACCACCAACCGCCCACAAGGGCAGAAAGATAATTTTATGACAACGATATATGACAAACACGACACGGCTTTTAACAGTATCAACGCTTATGTACTGGCACACGCAACCCCACATGGAATTGAACGTATCGCAACCATTGCTTTCAAGCGCGGTGCAAGCGGTAATGTTCGCTGCTTCTTTCATCACATAGGCTACACCATGCAGGAAGGCAACGCCGGAGGCGGGGGCTATGATAAACCGAGCGCGGCATTTTATGAGGCGGCAGTTAAAAACCTTGAAAACGTAGCGGCACAACCTGAAAACGTGCTGAATGAAACGGACGACTTGAAACACGCCCGATTGATACAGCTTGCAGCAACCGCCGGCAATGGCTCTAGCCACTGGTATAATGCATTGCGCGACAATGGCTTTTCGCTATTGCAGGCGGTGTAATATGACAAACTGCAAAACACTATCAGCGCTCGAACGCATAGCGAAAGAGCAGGCCGCCTATTATGGCAAAACACCGGAGCAACACGCCGCTTTTATGCAGGATATGGCAGAGGCGCAAGAGATTATCGAGCGTGAGGACAAGAAAACCGCTTACTAACCACCACAGGCGCGGGACTATGGCAACCGCGCCGATACCGAAACATTTAACAGGAGTATAAGACAATGACAAACCGAGAGCCACACACATTTGAAGGCCATTTTAATATCTATGTCCGTGACCATGAGGACGATTGCACCGGATACGGCAAGCATGATCGCGTTATGGCGTGTTGTCCAGAGGGGGGCGAACTTTATTGCAGGGTAGATCATAAATGGAACCTTGGCCCGCCCACGCATTCGGAGATACTCGCAGCAGCTAAAAAACGCAATGGGAGCTACCAACGCGGCAAATGGGTATTAGACCGAGTGGAACAATATCCGCATGGGGAATCAACCGATTATTATTTCAAGCAGGTGCAATCATGAAACCCATATCCCAAGCCTACATCATGGGCATAAAAGAAGGCCGCGCACTACTCACCGCCGAGCCGAGCTTTAGCCGCTCCGAGATTCTGGACATCATCGACAACCTAACCAGCACGCTAAAACGAGGCTTTGCGGGTGACGTTGCCGACATGTTGCGAGGTGAAAGAGATTTTTGGAAAAACCAGTTGAAGGGGACAGTATGATTACCGACTTACAAGACGCAGAAAACAGAGGTTTTATATTAGGCTTTGATGCATGCAACCGCATAGATACAAAGCTTAACGCAGCCGCATTTTTTGCTGGGATAATGTGCGGGCTTTTGGCGGCTACGATTATTATATGGAGCATTTAAGATGAAATACCTCGCTCAATATAAATCAAAAACACCGCGCACGCCGAACACATACACGCGCATAATTGAAGCCGCCAGCGATCAGGAGGCAACAGAGAAGGCGCAAAAGGGAATAAGAACGCAATATAGATTAATCATGTTAAAACCACAGGAGGATTGATTTTATGACTATTATCAGGCTCGACAACGGCAAATCTATAAAATTCGGCACATTGCAACACGCCCTTTATTGGATAGCAAAATTTAACAGGCGAGCGCATTTGCTGGCGCTGGAAACGGTGGGAGAATATAGCCATGTTTGATGAATGCGCATTTTTAGAATATTGCGAGGAGCGCTATTTAAAACGCAACGAGCCAAAACAATCAGAAAGGACAATATGTCATGAGTAAGCACATCATACTTTGTTGGGAAAATGGTTTTTGCGATGCAATCTTTTCCCGCCCCAGCGCCTCACCCTACACCGAACACCACCGCGCGGCGGAGTATCTGGCGGGCTATTTTGCCGGAGAAGATGCGAGGCGGAGGCATGGGATAAAAAAATGTGCGGAATTGCCAAGCTGACAACCGGAGCCATTGGCTTTTTTAAATAAAATCGCCTAGGGGAAAACAAAAAATTGAATGAAGTAAAATTTAATTACAGATTTTTAGTATGGGAAAAATGTTATGCCTGACTACATCGGAATAAAAGAAGCGTGTGCGATACTGCAACAGCGTGGCGCGAAGGTATCGCCGCAACTGATCAATCACTATTGCGTCACAGGCCGCGCACCTATTGGCACAATTAAAACGGGCAACCACTGGATATTTACGCGGCAGGGGGTTGCAAACTGGTATCCGAAAATAAAAAAGGCAGGGAGGCCGAGAAAAGAAATTACTTGACATTACAGCCACCGCCACTCGTTAAAAAATCATGAAACAAAATAACGCTTGCATACAGTCATATACAAGTATTATCGTCTAATAAATAATCCATAAAAATGTTGCGCGAATGAGTCAAGATTTCATCAATGAACTTGCAAGGGTAGGAATCCCCCCAACGCATGCGCTGGTATTTGACGGGAAATTCCGTCGATACAATGTTGCTAGTGACAAAAAAGGCCGCAGAAATGGCTGGTATAGGTATGTTCAGGTAAGAGATGATTTTGCATGGGCTGTTTATGGCTGCAACAAGCGCGGGGTGGACGGTAAGTGGAATAGTTACGGTGCGGCAAGATTAACAAAATATGATGCCACACAAATCAGAAAAAAGCAAGCAGAAATCAAAAAAGAGGAAGAAGAATTACAGGGGCGCGTGGCTGCAAAGGCCAATCAGATATGGACGCGCCTATCTGTTCTTGCTGCAAATGCTTATACCACGCGCAAAAAAGTCGGGATTTATAACGCACGCGAGATGAGCGGCTCGCTTGTCGTGCCGGTATATGAGAATGACTATATAGTTTCGCTGCAATTTATCACCGCGCAGGGCGAAAAGCGCTTTTTATCGCATGGCAAGGTAATGGGCTGCTATGGAATTGTGGCGCGGGAGGTTACGCCGCGTATATTTATTTGCGAAGGCTATTCAACGGCGGCGACAATTTTTGAGGCCACCGGCGACATGGTTATTCTGGCATTTTTTGCGGGGAATTTGCCAGCGGTTGCGGCGGTTATTCGGGAGAAACACCCCAATGCGGCAATTTTTATAGGAGCCGACAACGATCAATTTGGGAATGGTGGCAACGCTGGCATATCCTACGCAAGAGAGGCCGCAGAAAAAATAGGCGCGAAAGTTGTATATCCTGATTTTCCAGCCGATGATAAGCAACGCGGCACAGATTGGAACGACTGGTATATAAAGCATGGATTGGATTCCACCCGCGATGAATTGCTAGGCGTAAAAAAACCTAAAAATGTACCCGCAATTGCTGATGATAATCTCTGGAAAACACAGTTGATCGAGGGCAAGGAATTTCGCCCAGGTTATTGCTTGTTTGACGGAAAATCGAAAGCAAATGTTTATGCATTTATGGCAAATCACGATTGGTACAAAGGACTGATTGTTTACAATGATTTTAGCGATAAGATTATGATGCGCCATTGCCCGCCATGGGAAAAAGAAGATAAATTTGTTCCGAGGGAATTAATTGAATATGATTGTTCGCAGTGGGTAAACAGCCTAGAGAAGCTTGGCATAAAAACTAATAAAGATATTGTGAATGATGCAATTTTGCATATAGCAAAACAAAACACCATAAACCCGCCCGCTGATTATTTTAATTCGCTGGTATGGGATTGCGTTCCGCGCCTCAATAAATGGCTCACCTACTATCTTGGCGCAGAAAAACAGGATGCAGAATATCTGGCACTTGTCGGCAGCAAGTGGCTTATGGCGATTGTTGCGCGCGCATTTAATCCGGGTACGAAATTTGACAATGTGTTGGTGCTGGAGGGCATACAAGGGCTTAAAAAAACAGGGGCATTTGAAGTGCTCGCTACATTTGGTAATGAGAATTTCTTTTTAGAGTTTTCGGGAGATTTTACAAACAAGGACAGCCTAAGTCTTATGCAGGGGAAAATGATTGTAGAGATGTCCGAACTTGCCAGCGTGAAAAGATCGCAGGCGGAAGAAACAAAAGCTTTTATATCGCGCCGGATTGATGAATACAGGCCACCATACGGCAGATTAAACATCAAGCGCCCGCGCCGGTTTATATTGGGCGGCAGCACAAATAAGGTAGGACAGGAATATCTTGAAGATGAAACGGGCGCGCGTCGGATATGGCCAGTAGAATGCGGTGCAGTAATTGACCTGGATGCGCTGCGTAAAGATCAGTCGCAGCTATATGCCGAGGCGGTGGCACGGTATAAGAGCGGCGAAAGAATATGGCTTGAGGGTGATGAGGTGGAATTGGCGAAAAGCGAACAGGCGGATAGGCAAGCAGAGGATGCATGGGAGCAGAAAATTTCGGTATATGTATCTCATATGCTTGAAACAACGACTGCTGAGGTAGGGACGGGAATAGGTCTTACTACAAAAGATTTGAATAATTTTAACACAAACAGAATAAAAAAATGTTTGAAAAACTTGGGCTGGGAGGAATACAGGCCGGGAACGGGAAAAGAAAGGTTGCGAAAATGGAGACAGAAATAACACCAGAAGAACTTGCGGCACGGTGGCGCATGTCAGTTGATACGCTGCGCGTATGGCGCTCCATTAAGCGCGGCCCGTCATACAATAAGCGCGGCGGCAAGGTGACGTATAGCCTAGCGGATATTGAGAAATATGAAAGCGAAAATAAAGTGAAAATAGTTGTTGAATAGAATATAGAGTTCTGATATTATTATTTTACCAACCCAACGAAGGAGCAACCAAATGACCGACATATCTCTACCACCAAAGTCACATAATAATCCACCAAGTGACATTGAAATCCTAGAAGATCAACTCGCCTTGCGCCATGTGTCACTGATGCGTGATGCTGATGCAAAAAACAAATTAGCGGCAAAAATTCCTGATGTATTTACGGCGCAAAATGAAGCTGATTTTGTATCGGACTTTATCAAGGAAATTTCTGCATTGCAAAAATCACTTGAATCAGCGCGCAAGGAAGAAAAAGAACCGTTCTTGCGACAGGGGCAATTTGTAGATAAATTTTTTGGTGATTACATCAAGGGGCTTGATGCCGATATAGAAAAAGCGAAAACTCCGCTTACTGTATGGCTGAAAAAATGTGCCGCCGAGGAACAGGCTAGGCGTGATGCAGAGGCGGAAAGATTGCGCAAAGAATCCGAATCCAAAATAATTCAGGCAGCACAGAAACCTACCGAAGAAGCCACGACAAGCATGGTTGAGGCGGTTGAAGCCGCGCATGTCGCCCAGCAGGTTGCCGCTGCTCCAGTGGTCAGTATGGCGGCAGCGCAGGGCAAGTATAGTCGTGCGGGACTCAAAAAAGAATGGGTTGGCACGATTACCGACATAAGCAAGGTGGATTTAGAAAAATTGCGTGCGTATATCAAGCCGGAAGCAATCCAGGTTGCGCTTAATGCTTATGTGAAAATGGGCGGCAGATCGTGTGAAGGCTGCTTGATTGAAGAAACAGTGAAAGTGGGGGTGAAATAGATGAGCAAAATAACCAAAGACCTTCGTGAGCGTATAGCTCAAAAAGCAGCTAACGCAACATATACACCGAAAAAAGATGAGCTAAAAAAGCAGGAGGCGAAACTTGCTATTGAGGCTTACAATCATATTTTTCCTAAGAAAATTCGAGATGCCGTAGCTCTTGTGCCTGATAGCTGGTTTCGCACATGCTCATGTTTGCGCTTTAATGCGGCAGGCTGGAGCGTTACGTTGTGTGCTGGAAAAGAAATGCCTACGCCTCATTCGGCAGGCTGCACCAATCTTGGCAGCTTAACTGGAGATATTGCGGATAAGGTGCAAAAATTCTCACAGGAGAAAAAGACGCTCGAAGAAAATCATCGGGCTGCATATCATAAAATGGTTGGCTTTCTTGAGCAATTCACTACGTTCAAAAAGCTGGAAGAAGCATGGCCAGAAGGCAAGAAATTTTATGCAGAATATAACGCTGATAGGCCAAAATCAGGAGTGCCAGCGGTAATTACAAAAGAGATAAACGAAATGCTTGGGATAAAAGGAGATAAAAATGGAAAATAAGTGGGATGGCAATTTATTGGATGGAGAGAGGTTTGTCTCAAAGCAGGAATTGGAGTATTTAAAAAATGGATTGATACTTGTGTGGGATTGCGAAACAACAGGTATCCCCAAGCGCGACATACCGCTAGGCGATCCAAGTCAACCGCGTATATTGTCGCTTGCCGCTATTCTATGCGATAACGAGGGCAATATCGTAGAGCAAATGGACACACTAATTCATCATCCTGGATTGGTTATTCCCGAATTTATTACTAATATAAACGGGATTACGCAGGCGGATTGTGAAGCTCGTGGCACGACTATTGACGCGGCGCTACATGCTTATAATGATATGAAATCCCGCTCCACAATTAGAGTTGCGCATAATATATCGTTTGATAAGCAAATGATTGCACGTGAAACGCTTGCGCTTGGGCTTGAGCATTATCCCTATGCTGGCGAATCTTTTTGCACCATGGCAATGTGCCGCACGATGGGGTTAAAGGGAAATTTAGAAAAAATGTATCATGCGCTATTTGGACATGAAATGAAAAATGCTCATACAGCAATGGGTGATGTGCTGGCGTGTAAGGGAATATTTTTTAAGTTGAGGGCGAGATGAAGCTAATTGCAATCGACCCGCCAAAAGAGGGTAAATTCATAGCGTTCTTTGGCGATGGCTCTGGGGCGGGATTATTTATGTGCGTTGACGGCGGTATAATCGACCATGAGGGAGATGATATTGATGATGATTACTTGCTGAACGCCGGATATTGCCAGTGGATGCCGCTGCCAGATGATTTTAAATTATGGTTTGAAACAACAATATGACAATGCAATTCACCGATGAACAAAACCGCGCTATTGACCGTATTGTTGAATGGTATGGCGAAGAAGGTAATATGGAGCTGTACATAGCTGGGTATGCTGGTGTTGGCAAGTCCAGCGTGGTCAATGAAGCCGTATCGCGGATTAAAAGCAAATACGATATTGAGCATGTGCCTACTGCGGCATACACCGGAAAGGCCGCTTATGTTTTAAAAAGCAAAGGCAATAAAAATGCGCAGACCATCCATAGCCTTATTTATAAATGTGTGCCGATAAAAGATGAAAAAGGCAATGAAACCGATCAATTCGAGTTTGTATTAAACCGCGACTTGCTGGCCGATTTAATTGTGCTGGATGAGTGCAGTTTTGTATCGGAGGATTTGGCAAAAGATTTGCGCTCATTCCGCCGGAAAATGTTAATTATGGGCGACCCCGCGCAGTTACCACCTATCAATGGCGAAGGGGCATTTACAAATCGTGAGCCGGATATTTTTCTCAAGGAAATCCATCGCCAGGCACTCGATTCGCCTATTCTCGTGCTAGCTAATATGGCGCGGCAAGGCATTCCACTTCCTATCGGCTTCGATGAAGGCGGCGTGAAGGTACTGCCGCTCACCACAGAGACGGAAGAATATTTGCATAATCCTGAAACACAAGTATTGTGCGGATTGAATCGTATTCGCCGGAAGGTTACGCAATTAATGCGGCAGAGGCTTGGTTTTACAGAGCCGTTCCCAATGACAGGCGAACGGATTATTTGCTGCAAGAATAACAAAAACAAGGGGCTTTTCAACGGTGGTATGGGAACGATAAATAAAATAAAAACTACGACTGGCGGAGCATATGGAATGGACGCCGAAATTGAGGGCGTGGAATATAAGAAATTGATTGTTGATCCATATATGTTCAAGCAGCATTTTGAACCAAATCCGATGAAGGGTGATTGGAACAAGAAATGGGAAATGGCGGATTGGGGCCACGCAATCACCACGCACAAAGCCCAGGGGAGCGGATTCCCGCATGTGACGATTATTGATGACTCTGATTCATTCCGCGAAAATAAATGGAAGTGGCTATATACCGGAATTTCGCGCGCACAAGAGGGATTGATTGTTTTGGTAAAGTAAGTATAATGGCTTTATACTTTATGCCATAAGGATTTATATGATTTGTTCAAAATGCAAAAAAATAACTGACGAAAGATGTTTTGCTACATTCAGAACCAAAAATGGAGAAATAAGAAGGCGCGGTATATGCAATGATTGCAGGGGTCTTTATGCTAAAGAGAATTTTGACACATTGAAGGAGTGGAGAAAAAATTATAATCAAAAAAACAGAAGCCGCAAGCAGCAAAGGGATTATGATTTAAAGAAGAAAAGCAAAGCCACCATAGACAAGATAAAGGCGGAGTCTATGTGTAGCGATTGTGGCAAACAATTTCATCCTGTCGCCATGGACTTTGACCATGTACACGGGAAAAACAGAAGCATAGCGGGCATGGTGAGCGGCGGCTATAAATTGGATTTAATATTAGAAGAAATAAAGTTATGTGAAATTGTGTGCGCTTGCTGTCATCGGATAAGAACGCACATAAGAAAGCAAAATCATGCGCCCATAATAAATAAAAAAGATAATAGCGAGAAAATTAAATTAGCCATCATAATGAGAGATTTGGGATTTTATCATAGGGAGATTGGCGAGATTTTGGGCGTAGCTTTTCAAACCGTCTCAGAATACATTATAGCGCACAAAGAAAATCAAAATAACCCTTGACTATAAGAACCCTATATTCTATAATAATCTCACCAACCCACCTAACAATCTAACAAAGGAGCAATCAAATGAGTCAGCACAACAATGTAATTCTATTCCCCTTGCGGATATTCTCCATCTTTTCTAGTGGACGGAGATTTCTAAAATTAAAGCAAGCTAGCTGCTCGCTTTCCACAGTCAAATCATAACTGGCGCAGGGACGTATATGATCGACATGCCAATAAATTCCGTAATTTTCCCAAGTCATTTCTTTAGTGAACTGACGTTCGAGGTGGATTTTCAGCGCCTCAAAAGTGCAGCCAATAAGGACTTGGCTTTTTTGAGATTTCCATCCGTATTTAAGAGAGTCGCGGATTCTATTCCTAATGCGAACCGCAAGCTTCGAGGTGGTGGATTTTTTGTGATAATGGCGCTTACGCATGACAAGAACCTTATCCATGTTTTTAGCAGACCACTTTCGGCAGCTCGCTCTTTTTTTATCAGGATTCTTTTTATCCCATATTTTGCCATACGCCCTTTTCTTAATTTTATCCACTCTCGGAAGGTATTTTTTGGTGTATGCCTTGGTCTTTTCAGGATTGCTTTCCGCCCACTTCCTTTTGGCTCGCTTAACGCATATGACGCATCCGCTGCTCGCGGTAAATCTATGAGCAATGTGACCCTTTGGGCATGGCTTTCCAGTAAAGTAGGACTTAACGCCAGTAGCGATAGCTTCCCTGCGGCGCATAACTATGGTATTGTCGGAGGTATTCATAATGAGGTTCCTTCTCGTTGTGATAGAAGCCTCGTATCTGTGCCAACAGTGCGGGGCTTCGCTATTTATACACCAAATGTAATTTTTTAGATAGGAATATTTTATGTCAAACATTATTATTCGCAAGGCTACACGCAAAAAAGCAAAGCTTCGTCTTGCTATCGCTTCGCCTAGTGGTGGAGGTAAAACCATGTCTGCCCTACTTCTGGCATATGGCATGATGAAAGAAACCTATCCAACAATTTCCGATGACAAACTTTGGGAAAAAATAGGGTGTGTTGATACCGAGGAGGGGTCAGCCGAGCTGTACGTTGGCGTAGAAAAACATGGCGTTCGTATTGGTGAGTTTCCCTATATCCGTATTTCAAATAACTATGATCCTGTGAATTATGTGAATGCAATCCATGCTTTTGAAAATGCAGGTGTTGAGGTAATCATTTTAGATAGCCTTAGTCACGCATGGGCAGCCCAAGGAGGCTTGCTTGATAAGCAAAATAAAATGACCGAGGCTGATTCAAAAAAGAACAGCTATACAGCGTGGCGCACCATTACACCGCAGCATGATGCTTTTGTTGCAGCTATGCTGCAATCAACTTGCCATATTATTGGTACGCTTCGTAGCAAAACCGAGTACGCTATGCAAACTGGCATTAATGGAAAACAGCAAGTTGTGAAGCTTGGTATGGCTCCCGTTCAAAGGGAGGGGCTTATTTATGAGTTCACTGTTTTCTTTGACATCAACAGCGATAACCATCTAGCATCAAGTGCGAAGGATAGGACGGATTTATTCAGCACCTTAAATGCCGATGGAACAGTAAGCCGCCGCGAGTTTATCATCACGCCTGCCGTTGGTGCTGAATTGATGCGCTGGCTCAACACCGGAGCAGAACCCCCGCGCCCACTCATGGAATTAGTCAATGAAATGGCGGCGGATGTACAAAATTCTACCAATGTAGCTGAAACAGTAAAGCTGCATCAAACTACATTTGATAGATTGCAAGCGGAGGATGCGTTTCTTTTTGGAGAGATGAATAAACTGCTTGAGGCGAAACACACTGAATTAACAACGAAGGAGTAATATCATGGCTACACTAGATTTTAATATGGACGACGTAAAACCCGCCGGTGAATATGCTGAGTTACCTGCTGGTGAATATATCGTGCGAATTGAAGGCACAGAGAAAAAAGGCAC